ATTGGGTAGAGCTACAAGAAAACATGAATCAAAAACTAAGGTATATTATGAGGATTTTCATGATGAGGGTTACTATTTAAAAAGACATAGTAACCACCGTATAAAATGGTATAAAAATCAGGGATTAAAGGTTATTGAACTCTGGAAGAAATAAATACTATTTAAATTAAAATGATATGGCTAGGAAAAAAAGAAATGAAATAAATGAAGAGGACTATAACTTATTAGAACCACTCGATATATTAAACTTTGGTTCTGATAATGACCCATGTTTTGGTAAGCTACATGACTTATCAGCTAAAGAGTGTAAAGTATGCGGGGATTCAGAATTTTGTGCTATTGTTAAAGCTCAAAATTTACATAAGGAGAGAAAAGTAATAGAAAGTAATCAAAGGTTTAAGGATATAGAAGAGCAAGAAAATGATAGTATTAAAATAGAGAAAGAAATAGGAAAAGAAATAACAACATTAAGTAAAAAAGGGTATAAAAGGTTAAAAACTATTATAACTTTATCTAAGAAATACAACATACCAAAAGAAAGAATTAAAGCAATTTATGATAAAATTTAGAAACCATGGACATAAGAGACATTAAAGAAGTAGTAAAAATACCTAGAGGTAAAGAGTTAGAAAATATGTTTTACTTACAGCAAGATCTACTTGATCACTATGTAAGTATAGAGGGTATACCAAAATATCCTTTTGATTTAAATTCAAAGAATTCTCAAGTAATAATAAAAGACTTTATAGCTCGTATTATTGAAGAGTTAGGGGAGGCATTCGAATCTTATGAAATTATGATGACTATGTTTCATAATGGGGTAGATGAAAAAGAAATGATACCATATCTACAAAACTTCAACGAGGAAATAGCTGACTCTATTCACTTTTGGTTAGAGACACTTATAGTTTCGGGTATAGAGGTTAGTGATTTAAAAGGTTTTTATTTTTCAGATACTAGTAAGGGGTCAATTCTACTTTCCTGGTTTTTATATGCTGAGGGGAAAGTTAATCTTGACACAAATTATAAAAAATTCCCTGCAAGGTACGTTATAAAGGATTTAGATTTATATGATGAATTTTTACGAGGGGGCAGGAAATTAAGTAAAGAAATTATGTCAATCATGAAGGGTTACTTATGGGATATAACATACCATTTACAATTGGCAAGAAATACTTTAAAGAATAAGCCCTGGAAACAATCCCAAATGATGACAGACGAGGGTTTATATATTATTAAACTAAAAGATGCTACAGTAAGTTTATTTAAATTCCTACAATTTACTGGATTTAGTCCTGCTTCATTATACGAAGTTTATTACAAGAAGAATCTAGTAAACAAGTTTAGAATTAAGTCAAAATATTAGGGTATGAAAATAAGTAACCATAATACATCTCAGGAAGCTTGGGAATGGATAAATGAATACCTAGCTACTGGTGAAAAAGAAATAGTTAATAATGGGGGTATAAGGAGTGGGCCACAGATTATTTCATATGACCATTTTATGGAAATAAACCAAGCATGGGTAGACCCAGAATTTGACTTTGGGTATATGTTTGGGTATAAGCAACAAAAATGGACATTATTAAAGAAGAACTATGTTGATATGAACACTCTGGATCTAGTTAGGAGTGAGGTATTAGAAAGGGAGAATAAAAATGCCCCTAATTATAACATAGCATTTAAATTTTCTAATACCCATACATCGGGGCATGGTTGTTTAATTTCTCTAGTTTTTCAAAGAAGATATACCTCTGATAACCCCATAGTAATTATTAACATAAGGTCTTCAGAAGTAACTAAGAGATTACTTATGGATTTTCTTTTAGTACAAAGGATGGCTGAATATATATATGGTAAATCACAAAGCATAAGCTTAAAGCTTTATTGTGGAAATATGTATTTAACAGCAGAAAATTTTGTAATGTACAATAACCATATAGAATTGAAGAGTTTCATTAAACCGGGTAAAAGTGAAATGGAGAGGAGGATTATGGATATTTTGGATAAATTTAGAAAACCAGAATCATTAGAACTAAAATATAAATCCCATTTAAGGTCTGCTAAGAGGATACAAAAATTAAGTACACCTCCTTTAAAGGCCCATAGTTGCTTACTTTGAAAATTAAATACTATTAATAATAAATATTAAAACATGGAAATTAGAATTAACCCAGCAGAACAAAGGGTAGTAGTAAAACCCGATAAACAAGGAGAAACCAGAACTAATTCTGGTATAATTATACCATCAATAGTAGATGATAAAAGACCTGAATTAGCAACTGTTATAGCAGTAGGATCTGGTTCTAAGGAAGAACCCATGAAGTATTGGAAAGGCCAAAGGGTTATCTATAGTCAATATGCGGGTTTAGAATTGAAGCTTAACCTAGAGGGAGAAGGTGAGGCTACCTATAAAATTATGAATCAAATGGATATAATAGGAGTAATAGAAGAGCTATGAGAATATATTCTGACTGTTACGAGCTAATGAGCGAGATATACCGAGAGGTATGGGAAATGGGCCACATTGTTCATCCTAACTCTATGCAAAATAAAGTAGTGGTTGGGGATGAGCAATATAAAACAAAAGAAATAATTAATTATTCTTATTGTTTGACTAGCATGGATAAATCTGGATACCTATTTATTGCTGACAAGGATGCTATACTATGGGCTGATGCTGAATTCGAAGAAAGAGTAAGCATGGTTAAAATTAACCCCGGTAATGCTTGGAAATTAAGGGAAAATGTATGGACTGAGTTTATAAATAGGTGGGGTAAATTTGACTATACCTATAATGAAAGAATGAGGACATCATTAAATCCCATAATAGATGAATTATCTAGGAACCCCGATAGTAGACAAGCCATAATATCTATATGGGACCCCTTATCAGATATAGATAACATAGGGGGTTATGCTAGAGTACCTTGCTCAATGTATTACCAAGTGCTTATAAGAGACGGAAAGGTAAACCTAGTGTATAATCAAAGGTCAGCAGATATAGTTACCCATTTTGGTAATGACGTATACCTTGCTTGGAAATTGATGGAGTATATTTCGAAAGCCCTATGTATAGAAGGGGGGTATTTATACCATAATATAGGCTCTCTTCATACCTATAAAAAAGATTGGCCAATATTAAAAAGGTGTATTGAGGATATTAAAAAATAATTACCTTAGTGATAGGCAATGATTTAGAATATAATTATAAGTTAGTAGATAACTGGGATGATTTAAGGAAATTAGTTAGTTATTGTAAAATAACTGGGTATGCATCTACTGACTTTGAAACTAATGGGGAGTCTCCAGTTGAAGACTCCTCTTATCCTACTATATTAGGAGTGTCATTTCAAATGGGCGGTGCATGGATAATACCTTTAGGTCATAAGGATTCCCCCATAAAAAACTGGAAAAAAGCATTAAGGTATTTTGGTAGAGAAGTTATAGCTAATCCTAATATAGTAAAGATAGGCCAGAATATTAATTTCGAAATGAGGTGGTGGAAAAAGTATGGTATTACTATGGTGGGAAGAGTATTTGATACTATGCTTGCTAAATACCTGTTAGATGAAGAAAGGCCACATGGTTTAAAGGAAATGGTTTCTAGGTTTATACCAGAATTTGATGGATATGATTTAAAGGGAGTACCTAGTTCAAAATCCCCAAGAGAAAGGATAAAAGAATTTTGGTCTAATGTACCTTTAGACGATTTATCTAAGTACTGTGCGTTAGATTCTGATTTAACTTTTAGATTATGGACTTTTTTTGAAAGGAGGCTAATAGATAATAATTTTTACCCCCTATTTAGGAATATGTTAATGATGGCATCAAGGGTATTAGCTGATTCAGAATATAGGGGTATGGATATAGATGTAGAATACTTAAAGGGCTTAGTAAATACTTATAGAGAAAAGATAATAGAATGCGATAAAGAAATACGAGAAATACCCTTGATAAAGAAGTACGAAGTAAAAAGGTTAAAAAAAGTAAAGAAAAAATTAATAGATGAAGTTAGGGAAGAGATAGAAGAAATTGAAAAAAATGGGGGTAATGATAGGTTAATAAAAAATAGAGAAGAAAAGATATCTAGGTATTTATCGGGGGATTTTACTACTAAAAAAGAAAAAGCTTTATTAGACCCCCTAAATTTTAATAGCTCTGACCAGATGGTAGATTTATTATTCCTAGATCAGGATGGATTTAATTTTAATGTAATAAAGTTTACTGAGGATAAGAAAACTAAAAGGCAAACAGATAGACCTTCAACAGATGAAGAAGTTTTAGTAGAATTAAAGACTTTAGATGATACGGGTTTTATAGAAAAATTGTTAGAATTAAGGGGTCTAACTAAACTTAATTCTACTTATGTTGTAGGTATGTGGGAAAGATTAACTTTAAAGAATAAAATACACGGTTCATTTTTATTACATGGAACAGTAACAGGGAGACTTTCTAGTAGAAACCCCAATTTACAAAACATTCCACGTGATACTACAGCTTCTGATATAAAGAAAATGTTTATACCTCCAAAAGGTAAATTGATATTACAATTAGATTATAGCCAGGCAGAGCTAAGAGTATTAGCAGAATTAGCTAAAGAGGAAAATATGATAAATGCTTTTAATTCTGGTCATGATATACATCTAGCAACTGCTTGCAAGAAATATAAAGTAGACTATGATTTAATTGAAAATATACTAGAAAAAGAAGATAAGGATGACCCAGATTACATATTATGGAAAGTTAGGAGAAAACAAGCAAAGACTACTAATTTTGGGATTGCCTATGAACAATCAGCTAAAAAGTTAGCTCTTAAGTTAACAGAACAGGGTATACATACAACTGAAGAAGAAGCAAAACAATTTCTTATCGAATGGTTTGAAGATTTCCCTAAAGTAAAAAAATTCATAGATAAACAACATAGATATGCAGAAAAGCATGGCTATGTGTATGGATTATTTGGTAGAAAAAGGAGATTACCAAACGTTTATTCAGATAATTGGGGTAAAAAGTCTGAAGCATTAAGACAATCAGTTAATGCTCCTATACAAGGATCAGCTTCTGACTTTGCTTTATTTAGTTCTATATTAATAAGGGATTATGTAAGAAATGGTAAATTACCCAAATCTCTTGAACAAATTGGTACAGTACATGACTCATTAATATTTTATATTAAACCAGAAGATATACACGAATCAGTACCTATACTTTTTGATATTTGTAAAAACCCAGAAACTAAATCTTGGTTTAACTTTGAAGTAAAGTCCATAGAAATGAAGGTAGATTTTGAAGTAGGTGTAAATTGGGGTGAGTTACACCCTTATAACCCTAAGGAAGATTACTCATTACTAATACCTTATAATACTATTAATAATAAAATACCATATGAAAACTAGCAAAATAAGAAAATATGCTGAATCCTCTAGCTTAATGAATATAAGTATAAGTTATGGGGATGAAGAGTTTAGTTTTAACCTTTTTAATGAGTTAGTAGTAAATGAAAATATAATAAATAAAGAGATAAAAGAACAACCATCTTCTCATGCTTTTTTAGCTATGTTATTAACTAAGTTGACAAGAATAGAAGCCGATAGTAAAAAAGAGATGGAAAATGCTTTTTCTAAGATGTATATATTCTATAAGAACGAGTTAGATACCAATACAAATAGACCTATTTCTAACGACTTGGCTAAAGAAAAAACAATAAGTTCTAAAAAATATCAAGTTGCAGTTTCTAGGTATAATACTGCTAAAGAAAACCGAGGTATAATAGAAACTTGCGTTAAGGCTTTCGAAGAAAGGGGAAGCCTAATTCAAACTTTAAGTGCTAACATACGTAACAATTAGATTATGACAAAACAAACTTTAAAAGAGAGATTAAAGAAAAAGCAAGCTGACCTAAAAGCTAGGGGAGGTCAAGGTAGTATTTATTTTCTTAAGGCAGATACCTCAGTGAGGGTGAGGATATTATCTATGGGTGAAGAAGAGGAATTCATAAAAGAAGTAGTACAATATTACTTGGGTTCTGATATAAAGGGAGTAATATCCCCAACAACTTTTGGAGAACCATGTGCAATAACCGAGGGGCATGAAGAATTAAAAAATTCTGATGATGAAGATGATAATAACTTAGCATCACAATTTCCTCCTAGGAATAGGTATTTAGCTTTTTGTATTTTCTACAAGGATGATAAGGGTAAAGAAATAGATACAGACCTATCCCCTAGGTTTATATTATTAAGCTCAACCTCTTATCAAGATATTTTAGAGCTATACCTTGATGAAGAAGAATGGGGAGATATGACTGATCCAATAAATGGTTATGATATAAAGGTAAAAAGAACTGGTTCAGGAAAAATGGATACTGAATATACAGTTACCCCCTGTAAACCTTCAAGGTTACCCAAACAATTTAATAAAACATATAACCTTGATGAGGAAGTAAGAAAAATCATACCTTCATACGAAACTACTAAAGAATTGTTAAGTAAGTATCTTGGGGTAGAACCTGAAGAAGAGGAAGAAGAAAAACCTAGAAGTAGGAATAGGAAAACAGCTGGTAGTAAAAAGAGACCAGTAAAAAGGAGAAAAACAAAAAGGAATAGCGACGATTTACCATTTTAATTATGGCTAAAGTAGTAAGAAAAGCCGGTAGGATATTATCTGATTCTGAGTTATCTAAAAAGTATACTGGGTCAGGTTATGCAAATGATATATTTGTTTTACCAGAAGATTCATTATGGTTACCTTCTCGTAACTTATATTTGAATTGGACTATGGGTGGAGGAGTTCCTTATGGAAAAATCTTGGAAATATTTGGGGGAGAATCTTCCGGCAAATCACTATTAGCTATGGATTTATGCTATACTGCTCAATATTTGGGTGGTATAGCATTATGGAATGATGCAGAACAAGCTTTTGACCCATATTGGGCTAAGTTAAATGGACTAGATTTAAATAGAGTTATAGTATATAATGAACCAGCTATTGAAAAAATATCTGATTGGGCTGCAGATATGGTAACTACTTGGAGAAATAGGTTGACTGGTAACCAACCCATAATATTAGTAACGGATTCTACAGCAGCTCTAGATTGTCAGGATAATATTAACTCCGTTCAATCTGATGCTAAAGCAGAAATGGGTAACAGAGCAAAAGCTTTATATAAATATTTAAGGATAAGAAACCAATTATTCTATGAATTAGGTATAGCAGTAGTATTTATAAACCAATTAAGAAAAAAAGTTGGTGCAGGTATTTATGAAGACCCCGATACAACACCCGGGGGGGATGCAATGAAATTTTATGCATCTCAAAGATTAGCCTTTTTTAGAAAAAAGCAGATAACTATGGGTACTGGGGAGAATAAGGTATGGGTTGGTAATGAAGTATCTGTAAGGTTGAAAAAGAATAAAGTAGCTCCTCCAAGGCAATCATTTACTACTAAGATATATTTTAATGAAGACTATGGTAAAATAGGTTTTGATAAAAGTGATATGTTAATAGAGCTTTTAGAAAAAACTAAAGTACTTAACAGGAAAAAGGGCAGTAGTATATTTTATTATGAGGATAAAAGGATAGCTAGGGGATATGATGATATGTATAGGGTATTAGAAGAAGATGTAGAATTAAGGAGGAGGTTAATAAAAAAATCTAATGTGAACACTATTTCTAAAACTAAGCGGAAAATAGAAAGGTTACAAAAACAAAATATAAATAGGTATAAAGTTAATATACCTAGGAAAAAAACCGAAGATAATGAGGAAAAAGATTAAAACACTACTTCAATTTGATGGTAACCATTTATCATATAGGGCTCTATATAAATTTAATAACCTTAAAACATTAGATGGTGTAATGACATCTGTTATATATGGTAATGTTTATATAGCAGAAAGTTTAATTAGAAAATTTAGCCCAGATAAAGTTATTATAACATTTGATGGGGGTAGGAGTGATTTTAGACTTAAACTATTACCAGATTATAAGAAGAGGGATAAAAAGATAGGATTTGATTATGAGGATTTTAAAAGACAAAGAGAAGTAAGTATGGAAATATTTGCTTCTTTAGGTATACCAGTAGTTATGAAGAAAGGGTATGAGGCAGATGATATAATAACCTTAATTTCAAAAAGGTTTAGCAAGAAGGGATATAAAACAATACTAATAACCGCTGATAAAGATTTTAATCAACTTATATCAAATGATGACTTAGATAACTATTTAGGGGGTTTTTCTGTGTTTAATACAAGTAAGGGTAAGGAATTAAACTATAATAACTTAGTTGAAGAGGTAGGTTATAAACCAGAACAAACAGTTGACTATTTATCATTATTAGGGGATAATTCTGATAATATACCAGGTTACCCTGGTATAGGTCCTAAAAAAGCGAACCAAATCCTAAGTAAATATGGTAATGTAAAAGCTTTTATAGATTCAGGAGATAAATTAGGTAAAATGGATTTAACTAACTTAAAGGAAACTATGAGCTTAAACAAAAAGCTAATAGATTTAAAGTATTTTTACAGAAAATTTCTTATTAAAGAACCCATACCTTATATAAAGAAGAAATTTACTTTTGATATAAACAAACTTAAATCTATATGTAGTGAATATGAAATAAGTTCTTTTATTAAACCCCAATTTATTAAAACATTTAAAAATTTATGATTATGTGTGAAGGATTGAAATTAGACAAAAAGAAAACTTATAGTAATAAGATAATGATATGTGGGCCTTCTGGTACTGGTAAAACTACCATGGCTAAGTTCATAGCTGAAGAGTTTGGGTTAGATTACATTAGTTCTTCAGCTGGTGATATATGGCCAAAATATGGTTTTAAGAACCATATAGATTCTATTAAAAAGATTAAGGATAACCCAACTATGGGTTTTGCCTATCAGTATGAGGTATTAACTAGAAGGGAGATGGTAATAGATGAATGGAAAAAACATCATTGTATTTATGAGGGTTATGTAATGGATAGAAGTTTCGTTGATATGTATGCATACGCTTGTATGGAGTTAGGGGGGTTGGTAGATGATAGGTTTTTAGATATAATCTATGATGATTGTAAAAAGGGTATGAAAGGGGTTACTAACTTATTATTTATACCATTTACCAATGATACCATATTAGAGGATAATGGTAGAAGAGTAATAAGTAAACACTTTCAAAGCATTATAAATGGGGTAATGGATTACATATTATTTAGTACAGATATGTGTGAGGGTATTAAGGTTTATAGATTAGGTGAATGGGATTTAGAAAAAAGAGAAGAAATAGTTAAGAAATGGGTAGAAGGGATTTAATAGCAATAGCCTCTTCAGACTGGCATTACCATAACTGGAAACAATTTAATGAAAATGGTGAGAGGTTAACAGTAACTAAAAAGGTAATACTAAAGTTATTCGAGGAAGCCCACTTAAAAAAGGTCCCCATATTATTTTCAGGGGACCTTTTCCATACTCCTGATGGTTTATCAGATGAAGTTTTTTATAATGTAATGGATTTTTTTAAAGGCTTACAGGACTTGTTCAATGATGTAAGAGTACTAGGAATATCTGGAAACCATGATGGAAAAATATCTATGTATAAAGCTATAAGTAGGGCATTTGATAATTTTATATGCATAGATAATGGAGTTGAGTATATAAATAATATACCCATTATAGGTATACCTTATATAAAAAGGAATAAAGGGTTAGTAGATAAGATAGAAAAGGCTAAAGAATTTGGGGGGGGTATATTATTATTACATACTGAATTATATGGAGCCCCAGATCCGAGTGGTTATACAGTAGAGCCCCAAAATTTACCAAGGAACCTTAACGCGCTATTTAAGGCCTTTGATTTAGTTCTATCGGGACACATTCATAAACATACTAGGGTTTGTGATAATGTATATATGGTTGGAGCACCTAATCAACAAAGGAAATCAGATGCGGGTTGTAAAATGGGTTACCTAAAAATTTATAGTGATTTTTCTGTAAAATTCGTAGATTTAGGTATGCCAGAATTTAAATACTATAATGAGGGGGAAAAAAGGGAGAATACAGATGATTTTTGGATAGAAATATCTAAACCTAAAAAATTAAAAAAATCGTCTGAAGCTAGTTTTAAACCTAATATGGATAAAACTAAAATGGCTAAGAAATATGCTAATGAAACAGGTATAAAAAGCCCTAAAAAAGTAAATGCTTTAATAAAAATACTTAATAAAACAGAAGAGTAATGTTAGATTTTGGATTAATGGAGGTAGAAGGATTTTCTTCTATAATATCAGAAAAATTCTATTGGGATTTAAGGGGGTTAAACATAATACAAGCTCCTAATGGTTTTGGTAAAACTACTTTTATAAATGCTCTGGTATGGAGCTTATATGGAAAAACTTTATCAGGATCTGTAGAACCATGGGAACATACAAAATCTAGTAGTTATAAAGGAACAAGGGTATCTATAGAATTTTGTGTAAACGGGCAAGATTGTAAAGTAGTAAGGTATAAAGGTTACTCTAAAGTTAAGAATGATCTAATAGTATACTGTAATAAGGTAGAATTAGAAGGTTCTAAACCTGAACTTAATAAAAAAATCATAGACATAACAGGGTATACATATGATTTATTTAAAAACTCTATAATTTTTGGACAAAAACTAAAAAGGATTATATCTGAAACAGGTCCCAATAAGAAAAAGGTATTTGATGACGCTTTTCAGATTTCATATATACCTATAGCAAAAAGGTTAGCAGAAAAGGAATTAAATGAGTATAGGTCAGAATATACTAAACAGCAAAGGGTAGTAGATAAGTTAAATGGAGAAGTTAATTCTAAGGAGTCAGAAATAAATTCCCAAGAGCTTTTGTTAAAAAGTTTCGATGACAATAAGATTAAGGATATAGAAATAGAAAAAGAGGCTATAAAGGAATTAAACCAACAATTAAAGGGGATAAATATAAAAGATATTGAAAGTAAACTGACTAGTATAAAGGGGGAGAATCTTTTGTTAGAAAAAGATTGTTTAAATAAAACAGATATACTAACGTTAGAGAAAACCTTAGTTAAGACTGAAATAAATTCTGAAAATGAAAAGAATAGTGCTGGGGATTTATTAGGGGTAATAGAAGAAGATAAAGATATGCTAAATAATTTACCTACTAAATGTGAGCACTGTGGTAGGAAATACTCAGAAAATGATAAGTTAAAGGAGAAAACATTAATAGAAGAAAGGATAGCTGGAAACGAAAAAGAATATACTATTAAAATAGATAACCATAGTAAATCTATAAAGGTAATAAAAGAATTAAAATCTCGTATATCTAGTGCAAATAAAGTATTAGATGCTATAGAATCTAATAATGAAGAAATTAGAATACTAGAAAGTAAAGTATCCAAAGGGGATAATATAAAGGAAAAGATAGAAATACATAAAAAGAATATAGAAACCATAAAGGCTAGAAAACTTGAAAACCATATAGAAAAGTTAAGAGATGAGTTAGGGAAATTAAATAGGCTGTTTAAAAAAGAAAAAAAGCAATTAGGAAAAATGGGTAGAGATGTTAAAACATATGAATGGCTGATAAAAGACCCACTATCTAATTCTGGTATAAGAGCTTTTATTTTTAATAGGATGTTGGATGAGATAAATGAGAGGTTAGAGTATTATACAAAATACATAAATCTACAGGCAGCTTTTGTTATGGATATGGGGTCAGCTAATAAGGATATGGACACCTTTGTATTCTCAAATGGTGAGATAGTACCTTATGATGATTTATCCGGTGGACAACAGCAAGCAGTAGACCTAGTAACAGCTTTTTCAATACATGATGTAGTATCAGACACTAAAAATTGTTCATTATTTGTTATGGATGAGGTTTTCGAGTCTTTAGACAGAAATAATATAGAAGTTATAACCGAGTTAATAAATGACATGGCTAAAGAAAAGTGTTTATACCTTATAACTCATAGGTCTGAATTTAACCCTATTAATTCAAACGTTATTAACCTAGGTTTTGATGGAAAGAATACAACAATATTAACTTAGTTCTAGTCTAGAATTCTACTATTAAAAATAAAACCATAGGGTATGACTAATTCAAAAGCAAAGGGTAGTAGGAATGAAAGAAACGTAGTAAAGTTATTAAATGATTGGTCAGGGTATGAATTTGCTAGAACACCCCAATCTGGTGGTTTACATTGGAAAAAGCAGTATACATCTGGGGATATAGTTTGTATAGATGATAAACATGGAAGAAGATTCCCTTTTTCTATAGAATGCAAATCTCATCAAAACTTTGATTTACTTCATCTTATAGATGATAGTTATGGCAAGAGCAGTAATAAAATAATGATGTTTTGGGAACAATCTAAGGGGGATGCCTTAAAGTATAATAAAGTACCGTTAGTATTTATGAGAAGAAACGGTATGAAAGCAAACCTACATTTTGTGGTAATGAATAAAGATTTTTTTAATTTATGGTACAGTAATATTGGTGAAGGAACAAATAAACGGGGTATAATAATGTATAATTCTTATGATAAGGACAGTTTAGTAATAATAAACTCTGATGACCTTATTACAACTAATTATAAAGACTTTTATAAATCGGGTAGGAATTTTTTAAAGAATAAATAATTA